GACTTGTCGCAGATCGAAGTACGTACCTTGTGCTGGCTCGCTAAGGACCATAAAGCTTTAGACCTCATCCGTGAGTCTGACGATATCTATCACGCGTTCGGCGTACTGTTAGGTCTGCATGACCCTAACAACGGGCCGCTGAAAGACTACGACAAGCAGTTGAGGCACAAAGTAAAGGCCATTGCATTGGGCTGTGGTTACGGCATGGGTGCCGCGAAGTTTTCCACGTTCAGCGGTATGTCGCTCGCAGAGGCGGAGAAGGCGGTTAAACTCTACCGTGATCGTATGACTAAGGTGCCAAAGTTCTGGCGCTCACTCGATCAGGATATGGCAACCGCTTGCGCTGTGGGCGAGCCATTTCAGCTTGAGCTTCCGTCAGGTCGCGCTTTGCGCTACGGGAAGATCAAGCGTATGAAAGAGATCGGCTCAGTCAATCGGTTCCGTTACATCGGCAAGATCGTACGTAACGGGCAGATGCGGGACTTCCCCTTGTGGGGTGGTATCCTTACGGAGAACCTGTCTCAAGGTCTGGCGCGTGATATTTTCTCAGACATGATGCTTCGTGTTGACGCTGCTGGTTATCCAGTCATTCTACACGTGCATGACGAAATGGTTTGCGAAGTACCGGAAGCACAAGCTGAAAGTGCTCTCGCAAAGATTATGGAGATTATGTCCATCCCCCCGCTGTGGATACCGGATATTCCGGTCGCCGCTGAAGGACATATCTGCGACCTCTATTCTAAGTAATAGTTTATTTAGAATAACCCCAAACAAAAACCGTGTGGCCAACACGTCATCAATTGGCACCTACATATGAAATATAGATACCTAAAAAATCATCGTGCTGCAACTGTAACTGCGGTAGCTGACCTCTCAACATTCACATTTACCAAACCGTCGTTCTCGACGAAAGCGGAGTACCGAGCATGGTGCGCCGATGCCAACACCGACCATTGCTTTTACTCAATGGCAGAAGGCGACAGCCCAAACGGACGAATCAGCGAAGACAATCCGATTAACAAACTGCACGGCTTTGTGGCTGACTTCGATGCTCCGGTCGATTGGCCGAACATTGACAGCGTGCTCAAGATCAGATGTGACGGCGGACATATGCCAACGTGGCGTACCAGAACACAATCCGGCTATATCCGTCTTGTCTGGGAGTTCGACAAACCAATGCCGCTCGCTCCAGCTCTAGCCGAATCGTTTATGAAACGGCTGTCAGATGCACTCAAGGCTTCAATGCTGCTGGCTGGCTTCGACAAAACCAGCCTCAAGCCATCGCAGTACTTTGAGATCGGTGAAGACTGGACACGTATCGGCGACCCGATTCCTGTATCCTTTGCCCGAACCGTGCTCCTTAAAGCGGCGAACGATACACCGATCAGGACTGAGGATACCAACATCCCACTCGCCGATGTCGCCGCTGAGGTCGCTCGCCGATTCCCTAACCGCTGGAAGGGTGAGTTTGTCGTAGGTGCTCGCGGACCACTATTCTGGATCGACGACGGCATCGACCGCGATGGCTGTCAGGTTCGTGAAGACGGAATGATCTGTTACTCGGACCGTGCAGGTACGGGCTTTAAGTCGTGGGCTTCGATATTGGGCAAGCAGTTTGTCACGAAGTACGAAGAGCGGAAACTGTCTAGTCTACTAGATCAGTATTGGTTCAACGGCAAGGGATACTACAAACTCCTTAACGGCGGGCCTGTCATCATCCCTAAAGAACAGCTTGTACTCGAACTCCGCAAGGCTGGCTTCTGTCCGAAACTCAAGAAGAATCAGATCATATCCGAAGTCGAACAAGCGGTACTCACAATCTCCAACGATTGCCGTGTCGAAGAAGTTGCTCCTGTCGTGTTCTCCAAAGAACGTGTGGTCAATTTCAACGGCAGAAAGATACTCAACAACTGCCGCACTACCGCTATCCCATTTGCCGATAACGGTGATGTAGCTAACTGGCCGTGGATTAACGCATTCATTACGCCATTCTTTGCGAAGGATACTAGCGGCAATGAGACCCTGCCGTATTTCCTTGCTTGGTTCCAACGCCTGTACAAAGCCGTACTGGAGTACCGTCTGGATCAAGGGCAACTGATGATCCTGTTGGGGCCAGCCGGACACGGAAAGACCCTACTCACTAACAAGATTGTCGGTGCAGCAGTTGGTGGATTCAGCGATGCCTCGGACTATCTATCCGGCAAGACCAGCTTCAACCGCGATCTCTGCGGATCTGCTGCTTGGGTTGTGGATGACCAGACGGCGGCATCTACCTACGCCGACCAGCGCAAGTTCGTCGAGCTTACCAAACGCTGTGTGGCTAACCCGAGGCTTGAGTATCACGCCAAATACGCCGATGCCATTCCGCTTCCGTGGTCTGGTCGGGTAATGATGTCACTCAACCTAGATGCCAACTCACTCGCCGCTCTGCCGTCTTTGGACAGCAGTAACCGCGACAAGATTATCGCGTTGCGGATCAACAGCGGCCATAAGGTCAAGTTCGGTTCCAATGAGTTCGTCGAGAACACTATCAACGCGGAGATGCCGTACTTCCTCAAGTGGCTGTACGACTGGCAACCGCCGATTGAGATTAAGGACGCCAGTCGTTTTGGTGTTAAGACCTACATCGACTCATTCATTGAGGCGGCGGCCTACGACAACAGCTCACGTTCGGCTATTGCGGAAATGGTGGAGTTCTTCGCCAAGAAGGTCCGCGAAACTGTAGCCCTTACCAAATGGCGCGGCACGCTTACCGAGTTCACAGTCGTGTTGCAGGAATGCAACGGAGGTAGGGCTGTCGGCAATAGCGGCAACCTTGAGTTCGTACGTCGTGGCATGACTGTCCTTGAGGAAGTTAGCCAGCACAATAAGAGCATCAGGCCAGTACGAAGCAAGGGTCAAGGTGGTGGCAAGATCTGGGAGATTGATCTCTCCGAGGCTTACGACATCGACCAAGGCGGCGACTTCTAAGACAGCTACGGAATTACCGAACCCGCTTCTTCGTGATCTTCACGGAGGGCGGGTTTAATTCTGAGATGGGCAGAACGTATTCGTCGGAGAACGAGAGTTTACCGTCGTTGGGGTCTACGTTACCTTTAGGTAAGAACATTGCACGTTCCATAAACTCTTTGGCTGGTAACCAGCCAACAATTGTAGCCAACGTCATCTGTTGGTTGCACCTAACGAAATAGTAGACATCACATTTGTCACCTAGCTTTTCTTTACTGCCCTCTGCACCGTACACACGAGCCACATAATGCGGTTCTGGCACACTTGCGGCCTTTGTGGTCTTCACATCAATGGTGAGGTCTCCGGTTAGGGCGATGTCGTAGGCAAAGTTAATGTCGCCTACACGGCTGCCGCCGATCTCACGATGGACAAGAATCTCGCCCATCATTCCAATCTCGTTGCCGCGACCGCGTGCAATAGATCCTCTGAGCACGCCCATCGCTTTCGCCTCAGCACGTGCCTGTTTCCGGTCTTCACCGGAGGGTTTAATGACTATCATTAGTACAGTTGGTAGATACGATTGAGACTGCCGGTACCGTACGGATCGACGTTCAGTCTCGGAAGAGCAGCACCGCGTGATGAGGCGGCTTCTTCTTCCATGAGTTGCATGCACTTGTTCCAGTGGTATTCAGCACGCTCAATGTCGGCGTTGTCCTCCATAAGACGACCCAACAACCCTTGCTTCAAAGCCCCGACGTTGCTCACATACACAATGTCGTTATCGCTACGGATAGGTTGGAATGCTCGCTTGCAAAGAACATGCACAGTGGTCAACCCATTAGTGGAGCGGTTCAGTCTGAATCTCCGATAGCGGGTTACGCCGGAGTCAGGTCCGACTGTAGCAACCGTGGTGTCGGTATCGGCAGCAGTAGTGCGGATGTCGTACGCATCGGTAAGCCCGTCAAATTGAATACTAATTACCGAAGTAATTGGCTCGTCAAAAGTAAGCGGCACGTCGTTGTCCGACACGGAATCAGTAGTGGACACATAGAGCTTGTCGCCATCAGTCGCGGTAACAACAATAGTACCGCCGTCGTTTGGATTAAAGTTATTGCGTGTGGGCGACTGGTCCGACGGAACGATATGGAGTGTATCGGTAGCCGTCTCGATGAGGCGCTTAAGCGGATGGTAACCAGCGTCAACTAGACCCCATGTCAGATCGCTCGAACCGATGCCCATACCGACTGATTTAAAGTCGTGCCAGAGGGATCGAACAGGTACGGGCTGGTTGTCCACGAGTGTGTGTAGAACAGCGTCGGCTTCGTCTGGCAAGGTAATGCAGTTATCGACCACCGGCAAACTGTACTGAATGGTCAGATCCCGATACGTACCCATGTTGTAGATACGAGACAGGACCTGATTCAGGCTCTGCTTAAAGCTGCCGTCTGGCTCGATATAAGTGCCGAGCATCGGGATCAGCTGGTTGACGGTGGTTGCTGGCATTACTTCTTAGGTTTGATTTTAACGTCGCCGCTGTGCAACTCACCCTTGAGCTTGCCCTGTTCCTTACCACTAAGGGGGCTGGCTTTACTGAGCAAGTAGGCTACTTGTTTTTTGGTCTTGGTTTTCATACAGGTCAAAAAGTACAGGAAAAAGGGTTTAGGGTCAAGGGTAAAGGATTAGGGGAGAGGGCTGTTAAGAATAGAACCAGTTGAGGTGTCATAAACGGGCTGGCCACTAGCCGTTTTGTAGGGCCAGAACTCATTGGCTTTAATTTCTATAGGGCTGGAGGGCGTGAGTCCCGTGACTGTGGCATCTGGTATAGGTGGGGGTGCATCTCCAAAAGACGAAGTGGTTGTGGTCGTAGTAGCTATGCCA